GGGTTTCATATTAGAGAGTAGATGGACGAAGAAATTGTCATTGATCGTGGAAATACTACTGTGATGAAATTGGACGCTGACGAACAGGCTCTGATGGATGAAATTGAGATTTCAGTGCCTCGTGCTCAGCCTGTGCGTCGTCCCACTTCTAACAGACCACCACCACAACAACCACAACAACAAGAAGCCATGGATGCTTTCGTAAACCCAAACAAGCAATCTGCACCAACTCAGCCACAACAAGAAGATGAAATTGATTATGGCGAGGATGATGACGCATTCTTTGACGATGCCAACGATGGACCTCAGTTTGGAATGCAGGAAGAACGACCCTCAAAGGGGTATTCTTCTATTGATGAAGAAAAGGCGGATCTCATTAACAAGTTGGGTCGCCTCGAAAAGAAAGGATTCAGTGTTAACAAGAGACTTACTGCATACTCTAACATAGACGAATTGAGAACTGAAGTGAAGCGGATTACCTATAGTATTGATGTTGAACAATCTATCCGCTTCTCTCGGCGTATGTTGGTAGCCTGTGTTACAGGCTTGGAGTTCCTCAACAAAAGGTATAACCCCTTCGAAATTCAACTCGAAGGCTGGTCCGAGTCTGTGATGGAGAATGTAGATGACTATGACGGAGTCTTTGAAGAGTTGTATGTCAAGTACAGAAGCAAGGTCAATGTTGCCCCCGAGGTCAAACTCATCATGATGTTGGGTGGTTCAGCGATGATGTTCCACTTGACAAACAGTATGTTTAAGAGCGCTCTCCCCAATATGAATGATGTTCTCAAGCAAAACCCAGAACTTATAAAAAATATGATGTCCGCAGTTCAAAACACGACGAGATCACCCTCTGGTCCAGCTGATGCTGCTCCAGTTGGAGGCACTGGTCAGTATGAAATGCAGGGACCAGGGATTGACATCTCAAGCCTCATGGGTGGCGTCATGATGCCACCCCCACCACCAATGAACACAACTATACAACTTCCAGTCAGTGAACAAGATGATGATGATATGTCGGACATTGTATCAATTTCGGGCGAATCTACAGGTGGTGAAGTCAAGGAAGTGAATGTGGATAGCACCTCCAAGTCAAAGCGTGGTCGCAAAAAGAAGAAGACTGAAATTAATCTCTAAGTACAGTATAAATGATAGGTTACTGTCCTTTGGAGGATCTCGAACCTCCTAAGAGGCAACAGGTCGCGCCCGCACCTGTTGTTCAACCAAAGACCGAAGCGAGTCTTGAAGAAACCGAGTGTAATTACGTCGTCATGGCTTTCATTGTCGGCGTTCTATTCTTAGCCGTCTCTGATTCCATCAGGGCGTAAATTGATTTTTAATTCTACCTTTGGGTTTTCCCCTTACGGTAAAATTATTTAATATGTAAATGCTACGATTTCGGTTTGACCGCCACTACCATCTAGATCACCTAGGGCGTTCAAAGAACGTGTAATCTTCGTGAGCTTACCACCACACGCCGATATGAGCTCCACAAATATATCATACGCGTACACTCTGGTGTTATCTATGTTGTAAGGTTCAATGCTAATACCACGTGTACCAGTAGTTATTGTTGGACTCCATGGATAGCTGTTTGTACCACCAAATAGATTCTTAGTACCTATGGCTAAATCTAACGATGGGGCACTTTCATCACCGGTACCACCTTGTAATTCTATAATCATTGTACTCAAATCACCAACAGTTGATCCATCTGTTCTTCTTAAAATGGCCGTCACTTTTGCGTAAAAGGCACCAGCTCCAAACATGAGTTGAATATCTTTGGCATCACCCGCGGTAATTGTAAATGTCTTGGAGTATGTCTTTTTAGAAACTTCTAATGAGTTGGTTATGATACCACCACCAACTTCAAGATCTGTTGAAGCAGTATCACCACTTAGACCAATGGCGACTTGATTACCAAGATCAATGTTACCACCAACTGAAACATCACCCACGATTTCAAGATCACTATTTATATGTGTGGTCTTGGAGCTTGTGGTTGGATTTATGTAAACATTACCCGTTGTATCCGAATAAATATTGGCAGAGCCTGCGGTTGTCTTAAACTCTATGATTGCGTTTGAAGAAGAGCTCTCCACTCGCAGAATACCATCATACACATGGAACTTTGTAGCTGGACTGTTCGTACCCACACCCACATTACTTGAATGGAGTAAATGAATACAATTTGTTTGAGTACTGTTATTGGCAACACCCATAACAAGACCTGTGGTACCATTCGTCGCATTGCTGAAACCACGTGCATATGCACCCTCACCCTCATTTGTATATAGGAGCATACCAGTTTCCTTATCATCACCGCTACTTTGAAGTTTCAAGAGGTCTATACTTTCAGTTGTTGTATCATAGATGTGAACATTTGCAGCCGGTGAATCCGTACCCATACCCAACTTACCATCGCCATCAAAACGGGCGAATTCTGCGTCATTTAGACTATTAAGTTCATGTACAAAAGCCAAAGGACGACGAGTGGAACCATCTAGTTTGTTTCTTATAATGTTATATCCTAAATCGGATGTTTCAAACTCAAACCCGGTTAATCTAAATGAACCCTCACCAGCAAACTCAATGTCACCATTGACAACTAATTTGGTGTTGACACCTTTACCATCCGCATCATCACGATTACCACCCACGACCACGATACCGTTATCACACACAACAAGAGGGTTCTCAAGTTGATTTTCCTTTGAGCTCAAGATGTTATCAAATGTGTCACCCGAGGATGTATATGTTTGAAATACATGCTCACCCGCAAGGTGTCTAATTCTATCCGGACCAGTGACAACCCCGGAACTGTCATTACCCTTAAAGAGGAGCAACTCGGTTCTTGATTGACCAGCGGTATATCTTCTTTCCATAATGTGTGTATTACCAAATTCATCACCCGAAAGTCCCGAAAATGTGAGTTGTTGTCCGATTACAACATTACCGACAACTTCTAATTTACCCCGTGGCACATCTGTACCTATACCCATATTGCGAGATGTCCCGTTTATGAATACACCTATAGCAGCCGCGTCATAAACCTTATCGGGGTTTTGTGTAATTCGGAAGTCATTGGAACCGGATACACCCACCGCCCAACCCGTAGGATTCGCATCCGCATCGGTTTGAATATAAGATGTAAACGCGTTACCTTCATTGATATCGGTCTGCATAGCGATTATCGCATCACCCGATGGGGCTGTGTGATTGTGTACGAGGATACCATTTGTTAAGGGGTTTGCTGTACCCGTAGAATATACCTCCAAGTGTGCCGATGGTTGTGTAGTACCGATACCCACACGCCCTTCACTTTGAAGAGTCAAAACATCTACTTCATCTGTATAGTCTTCATCGGCCAGATATATATCCATCTTTGTTTTGGATTTCCCAGATGCGTTGTCATGCTTACCCAATTTGAAAGTGGCTCGCGCACCGTGGCGTGTCGCATTTCCTTCACGAGCCAAGTGCAACACTGTACCGAGGTCAGTGGTATCCACAATTGGTTGAGTGTTTGTTACAACAAGGGAAGAGTTCAGGTGACTGTACCCATTTCTGTATGTTGGTTGATCATTGAGAAACACAGTTCCACCGGAAGTGTGGAGTCTACCCACTGGTGACGCTACATTTATACCCACATTACTTGATTCCAAGAGAGTCAATTTGGGTGTACCCATTGCGGGTGTGGTACTCGCGAAAAACTTGAGACCTTTTCCAGCCCCAACTATATTTTCAACCCGTGTTTCCCCATTGGGAACACTCGTATACGCACGCATCGCGATATTACCCGTAGATCCCCATATGTTACCAGTTGAAATGGTGTTACTCCCAATCACATAGATATTACCCGACACTGTAAGTCTCTCCGTTGGACCTGTATTTGCGATTCCAACATTGCCATCCGAAGTGATTCGGATTCTTTCAGTATTCTTTGTCTTCATAGTAATCTTTTGTTGTGTAGCTGTTGTACTCGCGCCATAGACTTCAATAGCACTCACATTTGACGCAGTTGGACCGGATTTAAGCACAAGTACATTTGATGTACTGTCACCACCGAATCTATCTGCGTGAACAACGAGGTTTGAACTTGAAAAAACCATTTCAGTTGTGAGATTTGTTGTTGCGGTGTTGCCAAGGATGCGTAAACTGTTTATTGCACTTGTGTTTGCAAATATTTTGGCACCCACGGAGAGTGTATCAGTGGGTGATAGGTTTGAAATACCCGATGGAGCCGTACCCACAGTGCGTAACGCATTCATTTGGACATTTCCACTTATCGTAACTGGTGTATCAGAAGTCGCATCCAATACGAGGAGATTCCCCGCACGCAAACCAGTTGATCCAAGTATGAGACCCTTGGCGTACACATTACCATCTGCGTAGACAACATTTGAGTTTGTGTCGTCAATAAAGACATTTGAACCTACACAGAGGTCGTGTGTTGGATATGTGTTCGCGGCACCTATATTGTTTGATGTGTAAATGTCACCATATACATGAACATTAATTGACTTTGTATCATCAACTGTTATTTGAGTTGTGGGTTGACCAGCATAATCATCGGTTTGGAAAAATGCCATCTCACGACCACGAGCTCCAGCCACAAACGCCATAGCTACATTTGAGTATCCCGTGCCAGGTGTCATTAAGAGACCAGTTTCTTTGGATAAAATCGAATTACCAAAACCATGATGAATAAGTGCATTACTAACACGCAAATCTTGTGTAGAAATATATGTCGCAGTCTCTGTTACCGTAATATTACCCATCACCGCAATATTACCTACAAGATTCAAGTAACCTTCTTGATACACATTACCCTTTAACATCATGATATTGGAACCTTCTCTAAAAATACCAACATTACTCCCAACACTTATATTTGATGCTTTGATACCACCTACAACGGTCATGACATTTGAATTTGTCTCCTTAATTGAAAGATTTGCCCCAGATGTTATAAGTCTATCGGACACGATCACATTTGTAGCAACCAAGTTACCGCTCACTGTCATCAAATCACGACCTGTTAAATCAATATCAACTTTTCTCGTTGCGCCACTATTTACCTGAAACGCCTTTGTTGGGTTCGTTGTACCGATGGCAAATTGATTTTCAATGAATAAACGCTCAGCTTTACCACGACCTTTCAAGTCAAGCACAATTGTGTCAGTTTCATCCACAAAAAACTTGTTACCCACGGAAAGAGATTTTGATGGTGTTGTATTTGATATACCGAGGCGACCTTTCACACCGGTTTCGGGATCTGTAACAAGTAGGACTTCATTTGCCTCTACTTCTCTTGTCAAAATACTCTTGACACCCGTAAGAGTTTCTTGTTCAACGGGTTCTGCGTCAAGACTTGCCACATAAATCTGTTCGAATCTTGCGGTGCGACCCATTTATACTTTAGTTCCCGAATAAAATTCCAGCCAAACCATCCTTGATCCTGAGGACATTATAGTTTACTGCGTACACATAAATATCTTTTTGATCCCCCCTAAAGCTACCCTTTTCAGCTCCACGAATTATGAGTTTAGCATTATCGAGTCTGCTGAAATTACATGTCCCGGATGGATTGTATTCTGAAACATTCAAACCAAAATGATACGCAAAATATCGGGTATACATTAGATCTTCTGTGTCAACTCTGAAGTCAGTTTTACCATATTTTGACTTGTAATAATTTTGAACCGTGTGAAAGTATGTTGGGCTCATATTTTCAAGAAGTGGTGTACCATTTATGTGAATATCCGCATTCTTAAATGTAAAACGATCATTTGTTGGATCAATATTTGTCGCCGAATACCCAAAAAATATAGACTTCACGGGGTGATTAAAGGAACTCAAATCCAAATCATTGTATCCACCAGTTTGAATGGAGTTATCGACTACATTAGAAAGTGGAAAATCCAAACGCTGTGTTTGAGTAATTATAAAGTCCATCTGTCTTTTTACGAGAGACTCTCTCTCCTCTTTGTCGAGATATACATAGTTTCCATATACATTGATTCTCTTTTGAGAATTATTATAACCAACCAGACTTGCTTGATCAAAATTAACCCTCACTTCAACTTGATGATGAGCTAAAGATATGAGGGGTAAAAATGCCCCGTGATCACAAAAGAAAAAGTGAAGTGGTTGGAAGTTTCTGTTGGAAGTACTCGTTTTATTTGTAAGTTCCTCTTGTTTTACCCATGTTTCTGAAAGATAGTTTGGCCAAATGTCCGCATAATAGTCATAATGCTGAGAATCAATTTTCTGACCACCCACATAAAGATCAATTGTTGAATTATACAAAAGATTTGATGAAACATTGGAGTTCTTATCAAGACCCTCAAACCAGAGACAATTTATAAGATCACCATAAACGGGAACTGTAAAAACAGGATCGTTGTCTGTGATGGTCTTAATAAGCTTGGGAGCCTGTGAAAAATTTGTGTGTCTCGTAAATTTCATACGAAAGAACGAATGACCTTCTTCACTATTAAGATAAATGTCTTGCGCGCCTTTTGAGACAAGTTGTATCAATGCACCAGACATTTATTTATTAGTCAGATTATAAAAACAGACACTTTCCCTGAGGGAACTCATTCTTCTTTTCTTCTTCGGCAACCTTCCCATGGATCTTAAACCCACCTTGACGGTACACCTTGAGACGCTTATAGTACATAGCTGTAAATATGGACCATGGATCATGGATGTCGTAGATATGTGGATTGTTCTTTTTACCTTTAGTCTCTCGCATAATACGACCTATACTTTGTGTAATATCGGATTTGGGGGACGCTAAAATCACCGTATCTAGGGTTGGGATATCCAGACCTTCGTGGGCTTGTGAGAAGGTGGCAAAGATGATCTTCTTTTGTGATGAAGCCTGAAGGTCGGCCTCTTTCATACCACCCATGTAGAGTCCTGAGTTTTTGGGGAAACATTGGTGGAGCATCTCACAATGCCACCGACGATCACTGAGAACGAGGAGTTGCCTCGTGCCCTCTGAAGCTTTCTTCACGAGTTGAACGAGCATTTGATTCCGCTTCCTGTCTTCAACAACTTCTGTGACCATATTGGGCATTGATAGTTTACCGTTTCTCGTACATGGTGGAGGATTTCTGTAGTTGAATGATTCATAAGTTACCGGAAATACTTCCACCTGTTCCTGATTCTTTCGCTCCACCGCAAAGAATGTGGGTCCCATAAACCAATGAAGAACCTTCGTGAGACCATCTTTTCGTTCGGGTGTCGCCGAAAGACCAAAAATGTGCTTGGGACACATCTTGAAGAGGGACTGACTAAAGACCTTCGCACAAATGTGATGGGCTTCATCCACGATGAGTGTACCAATGGAGTCAAAATCACTGAAGGAATACTCCTTGAGGGACAGGGATTGAAGCATGGCTATGACAAAATCACAATCGGTCTCCTTCTTATTCTGTTGAACAATGCCTATTGTGGCACCTGGACAGAACTGTTGAATGCGTTCTCGCCATTGATCTGCGAGAAACTGTTTGTGAACTACAATCATTGTGCGGTAGCCCAACTTACACGCTATTGCCAGGGATACGGTGGTCTTGCCATACCCGCATGGGAGCGAGAGAACACCATGGCCCGCGCTAATAGCTGCAGCAAGAGCCTCGTTCTGATGGGTTGCGTCTCTT